AATGTTGCAGCGCCTGCGGGAATAGCAGTAGGCGCAGCTTGAGGCTGAAATTGAATTTCAGTTAGATTGCCGTCACCAAGTTGGTAACCGCCAGAACCATTAGGAATAGCCATGATAAATTTCCTTCAAAAAAAATTATTGATTAACCCCAAAGACGGCAAGCCATCTGTGGACGAATTGTGCTGTAGCCATACAGAACGTCGATACGGCAAGGCATACGATCGTTGTTGATGTCGTACTGACGAACAACGCGCAAGCTGATACCGTTATGAACTGCGCGAGCAGCCATATCGACACCTTGAGGCAGCAACAAGTCGGCGGTCGCAAAAGTGATCGCGTCTTTGTGATAAATCAAGTTCTGTGGGTATTGAGTGCTGGCACTTCCAATAAACACAACAGCTTTGCTGGTGGCAGGCAATGAATCCATAGTAGCCAATGCGTGTGCGCTGGAATACATAGGAGCCACGGTTACTGTAGCAGTTGTGGTGACAGTTGTTGATGCCAAAACCACAAACTGGAACAGCGAACCTGTGGATTCACGGGTTTGCGGATTCACAGAATAACAGCTAGCAATAGTAAACACATCACCAACAGCAAGGGTTTCACTAGAGCCAACAGTCAATGTCAGAGTGGATGCGCCTTCAGTTGTTACCGCAGCACCAGTGGTGTTGCCAGTAGCAGCGCGGGTGCCTGTGGTGAACTGTTTGATTGATTGAGACATATTGATCTCATCAAAACCCAACACGCCAGTGCCCATCATGCCGTTTTTGAATTGCTTGCTGATAGTGTCTGTAGGGTTGAACAAACCTTTCATGCCTTCAACCAAGCCAGCGTTTGCAGCAGGATTAACTGTTGCGTAACGTGGTGACATCACAGCGGCGGCTTCGTTCAGTTTTTGTTGAGCTTGCAACAGAACCAAAGAAGTAGCTGGGGTAGTGCCTGGGGTGCCAACAGAGTTACCGATGGTTTTGTATGCGTTGGCAACATCAGCATCAATGCTAGAAGCCAACTGGCTAATACGAGGCTTCAACACACGTTCTGCAAAGTCGTCCAATTGCATGGTCAATTCAGCAGATGTGAAGTTCACGCCGATGTGCTTTTGTGAAGCAACAGACAGAGTTGTGTACTGTTCGTTGTCGTCCTGAACTTGCAGGGCGGCACCGTCAGTTACCAGAGCGCGGTCGGGTAAACGGATACGCAATGTAGAACCAATCTTGGCACCTTCAACAGCAAAGCTGTCGTCGTACTGACGGTTTACGTTACGGGTGATCACCAGGTTGTTCTCGAGAATTTCGAGAGCTTTTCTGGTGATCATGTCGATCGTTAAGATACTATTAGACATGGAAAAAATCCTTCAAAAATTGTTTAGCGGTTGGCTTGCGCTTGCCACTTTTTCATTTGCCTTGCTCGTTCAGCTTCAATCCACTGCGAATCGGTCATGGTCTTGGTAGACCGTGGATCAGTAGTGTCATAAGCTGGGCCTCCAGAGGAGCGAGCAGTGACGGGCGAAATCGGTGCTGGCGCAGACGTGGTTCGTTTCACGGGAGGATCGTTGGCCATTTTGGCCTCAATTCTCCCAATTTCCTTAGCCTGCACGATAGGCGCAAGACGAGAGATTCGTTCCGCTTCCTTGGGATTTGCCCCTAAGTAGTAAGCTACTTCAGGGCCAATATCCGAGGCGCGAATCGACTCAGCCATCACGTCAGTAATTGAAAGTTTCGGGTTGTACGCGACTTGTTCAAAGTCATCATATTTAGCCCGCGCTTCTTCTTCCTGTTCGTGATAAGCATCAAGAATTGCAGATTGCTGCCGTGCTTGTTCTCGCTGGGCAAGCAGTTGTTCAGCTTTCTGATATGCCAATGCGTCTGCATAGGCTTCAGTGCTTTCAAACTGATCGACTGACGGGATACTTGCTGGCGCTCTTAGCGTTTGCGTTTCCGCTTGGCGTTGAGTCTGCTCTCTTTCCCACTTACGTTGTTCTCTTGCAAGCCTTTTGCCGATTGCTGCATCAAGTTCTTCTTGGGTAAAAACCCGAGATTCTTTTGCTTCATCAGCGACTTCCGGCGCGTTTACATTTGTCTCAGGAGTGGCCGTCACTTCTGCTACGGGCGCGGAGTCTACTTCCGCTAAGGGTTGTTGGACTTCTTCAGTCATTTTGAATCTCAATGATTCCCTGGTGAACCTCACCAGTAAGGGTTTTCGCCATTATGCCTTCAATGCGGCAACTTTGGCTTGGAAATCTTTCACGCGAGCGTCAAGGTTAGCTTGGTCTTCGGCCAGCTTGGCTTCTAACGTATCCAAACGGGTTTGGTTTTCGCTTTGGCGACGTTCGCGGGTGTCAAAAGTATTTTCGCGTGTGGTCAACGCGGCATTACGCTCGGCGCTAGACGTTTCAAACGCTTTAACTTGGTCAGCCAATTCAGTTTCACGGGCCGCAAGTTCGTCGGTCTTAACTTTGGCTTTGTCGTTCTTGTCTTTAGCAGACGCCACTAAAGCGGCGGCTTGCTCTCGGGCGGTAGCCAATTCGCTAGTAGCTTTGGCACGGTCAGCCATTGCGTCTTGAGCAGCAGATAACGCGCCTTGGCGTATGGCCAATTCATCCCGCAAAGCGGCCATAGTGGCCAAGTCTACGGGCAATTGTTTGGTGAAATACTCAACGTAGTTCAAAGCGGGCGTATCGTTAGAAATGTTCATTTTGGCCTCGTTATGAATAGTAAGTAATGTTTAACTTTGCACTAGCGGTTTGTTCAATAAACTGAATTTGCGACAGATCGCCGTCGTATTGCAGAGTAACACCGGCTGCCAAAGGCATACCAACAGAAGCTGTAGGTGCTACGCCATCATCACGCCAGCGCACAGCTTGTGTTTCGGGCGTAATGATCGCAATGCGAGGAGTACCTACCAAACCATTTAAATCTCTTGGAGGTACTGTTAATTTGCTGGCAGAGCTAAGACTTGTGATCTGCTGATACCCCATCGTAGAGGTAATTGCCTTTAGGTTAATTGCCATTCAAAATCTCCTTCTTTCGGTGAACGACCGAAGTTTGACCAAAGTCTGCTCAATAGCATTGATAATACCAGAAAAGAAACCGCCGGAAAAGAAAGCGCCGCCGTAAAAATCATTCATCAGTAATCCGTTTCTGTGTATATATTGCCAACAGATAAAGTAACGGCTGAAGCAGTAGCGTTATTGCATCTCCATAAAACAGAATTCAATCTTGTTGTATTTGCTGGCAGTGCAGTTCCTGCTGTACCTGTCAAAGTTCCAGATGCTTTGTCCCCTGTATTAAGCCTAATTACTTGATAATAAACCGTATTGTTAGATGTTGGCGGCGCAAACAAAGTCAATTCATACCAATCAGTATTTGATGTTCCTGTTGGAAAACTTGCCCCCAAATCAATAGGAGTTTGAGCCGCTGAACCGCCGTAGTAAATAAATAAGTTTGTGTTTGCAGCCCCTTGTCCTACGCCAATTACGTTTGTTAATGTGGATGGCTCTACGTTTGTTGGCACACTAAGACTAGAACTTAACCCAACAAATGTTCTTGGTGATGCAACCGTATCAGAAATTCCAAAACGAATTACATGATAAAAACCACCATAATTAGGAGTTCCAAGAACTCCAAGAGTAAATGGAACACTAGCTGAATTATAAAATCCTGCTAATGAACCAGCAGTTCCTGCACTTACGTTAGTTATTCTGACAGCTCTTGTAAATAAACTAGTCGTTGTAGTGCTAATTGCTGTTGCTGTTCCTATAGAAGTTAAAGTTGCACTGCCAAAATAGTTAATTGTAGTTGAACCATTAGCCATGTTAATTGTTGATATTTTTTTATTAGCAAACGCTGGCTGCAACATCGCAACAGCTTGCGTAGCATTTAAAAACGCTGGTGCTGTATATCCACCCGCAATAGTTCTAGCAAATGTCTTTAAGTTACCAGCACTAGGGGCAGCAGGATCTGAAGTGACCGCCACGCTAGACACCTGATTGGTTGTGCCTGTAATGCTTAGCGTAGTGTGCGTTCCAGCCGCAGGGGTTGTTCCACCAATGGCAGGAGGGGAAGACAAATCAAGCGTACCGCCCAAAGTAAGGTTGCCAGATGAAGTAACTGTACCTGTTAAGGTCAAGCCATTGACTGTGCCTGTACCGCCAACACTTGTGACTGTTCCAGAAGTAGTAGGGATAGAAGTGTTTGTAACTGAAGTGATCTGCCCTTGAGCATTGGTTGTAAGAACTGGAATTTGTGTTGAAGACCCATAAGTGCCAGCTGTTCCTACGTTAGTAATTGAAAACTGATTAGTAGTAAGCGTCAGCCCTGTTCCAGCAGTATAAGTTTGAATTGCCGCAAACTGAATAAACACAATTGCCGTTGTGCCAATCGTGATTGGCAATGGTGTCTGTTGTACCCATGAAGTGTTGGCATTCGTTGTGCCGTTAATGACCAAAATCAAGTCACCTTGATCTACCTCATTTGTGCCTGCTCCGCTTGTGTCGTAATCTGTTGCTCTAGTCAAGATGTACGGCAGTAACGCAGTGCCCGCTTGAGTTAATATGTATACGCC